TTCTGATGAAATCAATACACGTAATCATCCATTCGTTGGTGTTACGTGGCCTGTAACTGGATCTCGTGGAGATGATTACAAAGTTCGTATGTATGACAGCGGATTTGATTGTAACTGTATTGCTTATAGAAAGTGTAAGCATATTAAGTCTGTTGAAGACAAAATTCTAGGTAAGGATATTCCTTTAACATGTTAATAACAAAAATGCAAATAAGTGAAAAAAAGCCTTTACTTTTAGATAAAAGTATGGTATAATATTACTATAAGATTGAAAAGGGAGTCTATATTATGAATAAAATTATTAAACAAGCATTAATCGAAACTGCAGTCTGGGGTACTCTCACTGTACAAGTTCTATTTGTTTATATTTACGTGTTATAAGGAGGATTATATAATGGCACACAACGTTGAAACTATGGCATACGCAGGTGAAGTACCGTGGCACGGTCTTGGAGTTCCTGTATCGAACGACTTAACTCCAGTTCAAATGATGGAAAAGGCTGGTCTTAATTGGACAGTCGATCAAATCGATTCATACGTCACTGTAGGTGATAAACAAATTCCTACTGGTATGAAATCTCTTGTAAGAAGTTCTGATAATAAAGTTCTTACTAATATCGGTCAAGTCTGGAATCCAGTACAAAACGAAGATGCATTTAACTTCTTCAGTGAGTACGTGATGAAGGGTGATATGGAAATGCACACAGCAGGTTCACTTAAAGGTGGTCAACTTGTATGGGCATTAGCCAAAGTCAAAGAGTCTTTTGATCTCTTTGGTGGCGATACTGTCGAATCTTACTTATTGTTTTCTAACCCTCATAAGTATGGGTTTTCAATTGATGTAAGATTTACACCAATCAGAGTTGTATGTAACAATACACTTTCTTTATCTCTTGAAGCTAAGGCTGAAAGATCTGTAAAAGTTGGTCATAGAACAGAGTTCAATGCTAACGAAGTTAAGAAAGCTCTTGGTATTGCTTCTGCAAAACTTCACGAGTATAAAGATATGGCTCAATTTCTTGGTTCAAAGAGATACAATATCGACAATCTTGTTGAGTACTATAATACAGTATTTCCAAGAACTGCTGATAAGAGAGTTCAAAATCAAGAACTATCTGTTGAAACTTTATCTAAGAATGCAAAAGCTGCATTCGATGCTATCGAGCAACAACCTGGTGCAAAGTTTGCTGAAGGTTCTTGGTGGCAGGCATTTAATTCAGTGACTTATGTTACTGATCATCTTCAAGGTAGAAATGCTGATAACAGATTATACTCTTCATGGTTTGGTGGTAACCAAGTCAGAAAAAGAGATGCTCTTAAAACTGCATTAGCATTCGCGGAGAAAGTGTAATGACTGATGGTCCTTTGAAAAAAGCATTTGATCTCCTAGACAGTGACGGCGTCCTGTCTAGGGAGCTCGTAACTTTAAGAATTAAAGACGGAATGTTGGTAAAAGAAAGCGTTACTCGAAGATACAGTAGCGGTGACTATACCGACGGTGTAGAAACAACCCCAATATGTAAAGTAGAAGGAGAATTATAATGGGTATCGTAGTGTTAGTACTTGGAATGTTCAGCATGGACACTCAAGAGTTTAGAGAAACTGCAAATCAGCAGATGAAAGAAGGATACAAGTGGGAGTACGTTGGTAAGACTAAACCATCTGGCGATCCTGCAATCACCATGAAAGCAAATGGTGAAGAATTTATTTTATGGAAATTAAAATAATGAATGTAAATAGAAGCGTAGTACGCGACACATTAGCAATGTCTAAAGGTATTGCTAATGTTGAAAAAGAAATTTCTTTTTGGGAAGCACGATCGAATAAAAATAAATCTATAAAGAAAAGACTTGAAAGATTATATGCAGTTCGAACTCATCTCGTAGAAACTCCAAAAGAAGCTATAGATCTAGTTAACCAACTTAAGGAAATAAATAATGGATGAAAAAACTAAAAGCTTTATACTTTATGGTATGTCAATAGCAGCGTTTGTTCTTGCTGCTATGTTTGCAGTTAAACAAGTGCAAGCAGCGCCATCATATGATGCAGATGTACAAAATCATTTTAAAACTGTAATTAAAAGAACACCATACACCGTAGAAGTCTGTTCTGAAAGAAAAGTTTCAGGTGATAAAACTGGTGATACACTTTTAGGCGCTATCATAGGTGGTGCGATTGGACAAAACATTACAAAAGATTTACCAGACGGTGCAACTGCTGGTGCTATTATTGGTGGTATATTAGGTAATCAAAATAGCACAGCGTCAGACGGAACAAAATTAGTTTGTAATAGCACGACTCGATATAAAGAGACAATGGATACGATCTATTCACATTCAACAATTACATTTAACTACAATGGAAAAACTTATAAAGTGAGGTTTAGAAAATGAGTGGAAATAAACATAAGCCTGAAATGATTGCAGCATGGGCAAGAGAAAATGGCATACGCGGATTTGAACATTACGATCCTAATTATCGTGAAGAAGATAGAAGAAAATCTTCTCAGAAGAAAAGGTTTAACAAAACTGTAACATCTAAGCCACGTCGAAAATAATATATAATAATGTACATCAATTAAAGGAGGCTTAACGTGGATTGGTTATCTAGCATCATAGAAAAATTTCTAAATAAGCATTTTAATCCACCACAAACTGTGCAATATTTGTCAGGTAAAGGAAAAGCTTCTGTTAAAAATAAATCCTAAATAAATTTTTATCTAATTAATGCGCCTTCGGGCGCTTTTTTAGTGTACAAATTTGTATAAATAGTGTATAATAGTACTATAGGAGATTATTATGCAAAGATTTAGAAGTTTTATAAAGGAGATGGCGGCCGTGAACGTAGCAGATTTAGATACTGAGTTTCTAAAAAGAGCTCAAAAAATTACTTCATTCAATCTTCAAGCTAAAGACTTTGAATCATTAACATATAAATCTGAAATACAACATTTATTTCATATGCACTTTTTTCCTAAATTTAATTTAGATAAAACTATAAAAGGCGATATTAAGATGAGTGTCGCTAATAAATTAATTAAAGAATTACAAAGTGAAAATAAAAACAATTTTAATAAATTACATTTTTATAATTTAAAAGGCGTAGGTCCTGGTGAAGCAACTCTTTATTTCTTATGTGATCAAGCAATGCTAGGTGGCGGTGGCTCTGCTGGAGTTGATGTTATTATATCTGGTAAAAAATATGAAGTTAAAGCAGCTAGCTATTCAAAAAATACTAATACTCTTACAGGATTTAAACTTGGTGGAACTGTTCCATTAGGCGATATGGTTACAAAGGCCGTTGAGATGAAAAATCAAATGGGCTTAACAACTAAAGGTAAAGGTCAAAACGAAGTTAATACTACTCAAATAGATGCAATAAGAAAGAAATTTCCTGCTGAATGGAAAAAAATAGAAATCCAATATGGAAGAGTGGCAGAAAAATATTTTGGAAATACTCCAGTCATATTCATGAACAATAATAATACAAATGGAAATCTTTCAGCAAGTGGTGGTGGAGAGATAGTAACTATTAAAAAAGTTGGTTTCAATGATATTCAGATTCATACAATAACTCAAGGAACAATTAAACCAAGAGTGAAAATATAATGATAAACTTTATAGAATTTATAACAGAACAAAAAAATACTCATATGACTCATATAGAAGATAAAGTTCTCTATGGCGGAGTTAATGGAACTCGACAAGCTATATTAGCTTTAAGATCTTTGCGTGATATGGTAGCAGGTGTTAAAGATGGTAATGTAAGCGTTAAATGGGATGGAGCTCCTGCAGTTTTTTGTGGAACAGATCCTAATGACGGTAAGTTCTTTGTGGCTAAAAAAGGAATATTTAACACAAATCCTAAAGTTTACAAAACAAATGCAGACATCGATGATGACACCAGCGGCGAACTTAATAAGAAATTAAAAGCAGCATTATTATATTTACCTGAACTTGGTATTAAAGGTGTAATACAAGGCGATTTTTTATTTAATTCTGGTGAAGTTAAAACAAAAAAATTAAAAGGTAAACCTTACCTCACTTTCCACCCTAATACAATTGTATATGCTATTCCTTCCGGAACTGAAGCTGCAAAGAAAGTTAAAGCTGCAAAGATTGGTGTCGTGTGGCATACAACTTATACAGGTTCCACTTTTGAAACAATGAAAGCATCTTATGGAGTAGACATAAGTAAATTTAAACCTAGTAAAAATGTTTGGTCTCAAGATGCGATGCTTAGAGATATGACTCAGTTTACAATGACTAAAAAAGACACAGAAGAAGTCAATGCTCATCTCAGTAATTGTGGTAGAATATTTAATAAAATATCTAGCACAACATTAAAAACACTTGAGAACGATCAGACTCTTGCTGGCTATATAGAAACATTTAATAATACATATGTTCGAAAAGGTGAAGTAGTTGGTAATACTAAAACACATGTTGATAAGCTTATAGCGTATATAAAACAAAAGTTTCAAAAAGAGATAAATAAAAGAAAAAGCGAAAAAGGTAAAACCGCTCAACAGAAAAAATTAGATGATGTATTACAATTCTTTTCACCACAAAATAAAGTTAGTTTACAAATGATGTTTGATTTACAAAAATCTATAGTTCTAGCGAAATTAAAAATTATAAATATACTAAATAGGTTAAATGGCGCACAAACTTTTCTTAAGACTCGCGATGGGTATAAGGTAACGGGTCAAGAAGGGTATGTCGCTATTGACAAACTTGGTGGTGATGCAGTGAAAATTGTTGATCGTATGGAATTCTCATACGCCAACTTTTCACCAGAAATTATAAAAGGATGGGATAAGCCGGGGAGGAATTAAATGGCTCGACTAAAAAACTTTTCAGAACTGTCTTTAAAAAAAGTAACAGAAGCAGTTCATTCTGCAGATAAAAAACCAGAAAAATATAGAAAGCCTGATGGCAAAATTGGAATTAGAATGGTTCCAATGGATAAAGAAGTTGTTAAAAGAGAAGCAATAGTAGATCCTAATGACTTAAAGGGTAGACCAAAAAAAGCAGATCCTAATCCAGAATCTCCTTATGGTATTAAACACCCGATGCATCCAGCTAATTTAAAAAAGAAAAAAGTCAAAAGCGAAGCTTCTTCTCCTTCAGTTCTTAAACCTACTAAACCATCTGACATAACTAAACACGCTAGAACACTAGCAAAAAATTCTGATGATTACGAACGTAATAAGAAAAAGTATATTGATAAAGCACGTTCTAAAGTATTTAAAATGTATCCTAGAGAAAGCTTAAACGGTTTAATGAAAGAAGAATCTGTTGACGAAGCTACATGGCCAGATGAAATGCCTAATGACGATGTAGATGAAGCTTTAAGCATGTCTCAGCGTATAAAAAAATCTAGAATAATGAAAAGAATGAAAGCAAGAATTAAAATTGGTAGAGAAAGAGCCAAGAGAAAAATGGCGCCTAAAGACAAGCTTGAAAAAAGAGCAAATAGACAAGCTAGAAACCAAATTGCTAGTAAGCTAACAAGAGGAATACCGAAAAGAGAATTATCATTTGCGCGAAAGCAGGAAATTGAAAAGAGATTGGATAAGCCTGCATTAAAACAAAGAATTAAAAGATTAGCTAGAAGATTATTTAAAGACGTACGTAAAAAAGAAGTACAAAGAAAGAAGGGTTAATGGTTAACTCATTTAAACATTATTTGATAGAGGAAGAAAAGGCTGTATACTTTACATTTGGCCGTATGAATCCTCCTACAACTGGTCATGAAAAATTAATGAATGAGTTGTCAAAAAAATCTGGTAAGAATCCTTATAGAGTTTACTTATCGCAATCAACAGATAAAAAGAAAAATCCATTGGATTTTAAATATAAAGTTAAAACAGTTCGTAAGTTTTTTCCTAAGCATGCAAGAAGTGTTA